AGATTTATATCGTAACGTTGGTTGGAAAGTGTCTTACGATAAACCTGGTTATAATGAAGAGTATTATGAAGCTATATTCGAATTTAAGACACCAAATAAATGAATATTTTTGGGATGTGCGCCCAAGTAAGATTATAAGAGAGTTCACTTATAATACCTAACCCACTAAACTCAATGGTGAAAACAGACTGGATAATACAAGAACTATCAATAACCTTGAGTAAGTTATTGCGAAAGTCTTGCGGAAAGGTTAAAACTCTTTCTGTTAATTATATTAAAAAACTTTAAAAAAAATTTGGTAGTTCAAAAATATTGTGTATATTTGCATCAGAAAAGTCAGAAAAAATAAAAAATGGAAAAAATTGACTTTTTTACGTTAATATATAAAGAAAAAATAAACAAAATAGAATTAATTTTCTATATAAGTAAAACAAAGTAAAATTAGAAATTATGACAATTGTAAGTAAACATAGTAAATCCTTTAAAAGCTTTTGGTCACATAGATCAAGGTTCGGAAATCTTATGCTTACTTAATAAGTCAAAAATATATTGATTTTTAATTAAGATAAAACAGAAAAATCCGAACCGTAAAAAGTTCGGATTTTTTTTGTTTTTATTCGCTCCCGTAGTTTAATTGGTAAAACCCCATACTTTTAATATGCGAGAGTTCCGATTCGAATTCGGACGGGAGCACAAAATTTTTTAAAAGGTTCATTGACATATTGAATATTTTTGCATCTGGAGCTGGATTGGTTGGTGAAAGCCATTAGCCTCCGCCTTTTAAGCGGAAGATTGCGGGTTCGAATCCCGTCAGATGCACAAAAATATGGTGCGCTATTTTTTATATATACATAAAAAATGAAATTATGAAAAAATTATATAGTATAGATTGGAATGATGTTCAAAATTTTTATGATAGTGGTAATACGTGGAGAAAAATTGGTGATAAATTTGATATTTCTGATGGATTAATTACTTATGCTAAAAATAAAGGTTTATTTAAAACTAGAAGCAAAAGTGATGCTAATAAGAATTATTATAAAAATAACACAAAAATATTAACTAAAGAACATAAACAAAAAATATCGGAAAGTAGAATTAAATATTTGAAAGAACATCCTGACAAAGTGCCATATTTATTGAATCATTATACAAATGGTGCAAGTTATCCAGAAAAATATTTTGATGATATATTATCTAAACAAATTAAATATGATAAATATTATCAAGTTGGAATATATCAATTAGATATTGCAATTGTTAATAAAAAAATTGGTATTGAAATAGATGGTGATCAACATTATTTGGATAAAAAAATAGTAGAATCGGATAAACGAAAAAATAAATATTTAAAAGAACAAAATTGGGATTTAATACGAATTAGATGGAGTGATTATAAAAAATTAAAAAAAGAAGAAAAAGAAAAATATATTAATGATTTAGTTAATTATATTAATGGATTAATAAATATTAAACCTGAATTTGAAATAAATAATAATATATGTGTAGATTGTGGTAAAATAATATCTAAACACGCAAAAAGATGTATTAAATGTAATAACCAAAGTCGTAGACTAAAATTCGATATTGCTGTTAGAAAAATAAAAAGAAAAGTTGAAAATAGACCAAATAAAGAACAATTATTAATTGATATTAAAATGTTAGGATATTGTGGAACAGGAAGAAAATATGGTGTTAGTGATAATTGTATACGAAAATGGTTAAAATTATAAGACTCTGTAACTCAGTTGGTAGAGTACATCCCTTTTAAGGATGGAGTCGAGGGTTCAAGTCCCTCCAGTGTCACATATGGGATTGTCGTATAGGTGGTTATTGTACGTTGGACTGAAAATCCAAAGGCAACCGTTCAACTCGGTTCGATCCCACAATTGCTATAAATCTGGAACAAAAATAGCTTGGAATAAAGGATTAAATAAAGATTCTGATGATAGAATAAAAAAAGGTAGTGAAACATTTAAAAATAAAGTAAAAAATGGTGAAATACAACTTTATTGGAAAGATAAGCATCATACAGATGAATCTAAATTGAAAATTGGACAAAAATTAACAAAAAATAATAATGGTGGTAGATGTAAATGGTTTTCTTATATTAAAAAAGATAAAACTATATTTAATTTACAAGGAACATGGGAAGTTAGATTTGCTAAAGTTTTAGATATTATAGATGAAAATTGGATTAAAATTGGAATTGGTACAAAAGACCATAGTTTTATTTGGTTTGATGATCAAAATAAAAAACATTTTTATACACCAGATTTTTATAGTCCAAAATTAAATAAATATTTTGAAATTAAAGGATATTGGTGGGGGAATGATTTGATTAAAATGAAAAATGTTAAAGAACAAAATTCATTAATAAATATTGAAATTGTTATGAAACACGATTTATTAATTTATGAAAAATTAATTGAAACTTAAAAGGAAGTGGTCCGAATGGACGAGGGGCTTGTCTTGAAAACAAGTAGGTCAATAAAATGATCTGGGGGTTCGATTCCCTTCGCTTCCGCTTAATTACAAGTCAGTATGCAAATGGTTAAGCAGATAGTCTCCAAAACTATTATGTGGGGGTTCGAATCCCTCCTGGCTTGCAAATGGGCTGTTGCTATTTAAAGCATAGCAAACCAAAAAAGTAATTACGCTAACAATCGGTGAAATTCCGATACAGTCCACAAAAAAAAAGAATACTTACAGCAATCAAAAGGTAAAAACAAACTTGAAATTTGTCGTGATTCGATGTCACAAATGTATTCTGAACTTGGAGAGACCTATTGGTGTAGTTAGCTGTTTCGAAAACAGTGAAATCGGGAAACTGGTGTGTGAGTTCGAGTCTCACTTTATCCGCATTTAATAAAATTGAGGACATAGCTGAATTGGTTCAAGCGTCTGGTTGAAGCCCAGAAGTATGTCGGTTCGATTCCGACAGTCCCCACAAAGAATACATACAGCATAAAATGTATTCTGATTTTTGGAGGTTTACCCAAATTGGTAAAGGGGCGAAACTGCTAATTTCGTAGGACGCTAATCCCGTTGCGAGAGTTCGAACCTCTCAGCCTCCGCTTTTTTAAAGGAAATCATATATTATTTGGTAAAGGGACTTGCTAAATTTTAATAAGATAATTGGAGAAGTAAGCATAATTGGTACTGCAACGGTTTGGAAAACCGTTTTTGTGGTGATAGAGTTTATAAAGACCCCACTATCAGGGAATTTATTTGTCCTAAATGTGGTAGTAAATTCCAACATTTCAAGAATGTAATTTAATTGGTAAGATATTTAGAAATCCGTTCATCGGGAAACTTGTGTGTGAGTCTCGTTTTCTCCGCCAAAATTACAGTTAAATTTTTGATAAATAGAAGGTTGGTGGCGAGTTTATCTAAGTAATTATAATTTTAATATGGTGTAAATAATCGGTAATTGGTATCCGTCCTGGCTGTGAACCAGAATCTTGAAAAAGACCCTGTGGGTTCGAACCCCATTTTACACCCCTTATTTATGGTGGTAATAGCTCAGTTGGTTAGAGTGTCTGATTGTGGTTCAGAAGGTCGTGGGTTCAATCCCCACTTTCCACCCAGTAAAAAAAGATGATGAAAAAAAAAATTAAACTTTTCATTTATTTATATCTAAATATAATTGGAGAAATAGCTCAGTTGGTAGAGCAACGTAAAAAGAAAAAAACGTAATTTGTCGAAAGTAAAAATTATGTACAGCAAACCAAAAATCTAAGCAATGAAAGCCGTGTGTCGGGGGTTCGAATCCTTCTTTCTCCACAATAGGTTGATGGTGCAACGGTTAGCATAAGTGAATCCAAATCTCTAGATCAGGTTTCGAATCCTTGTCAGTCTGCAAAAATATGTGCCAGTATCCGTCGTTGATGTTGTAGTTGTTATCATATTATCACTAAATATTCTATATCTGGATATTTATTCTTTATTGTTTCTAATATGTCATTTATATGACCTGAATTAAATTGGAGATAATGGGTAAACAAATTATATTATGTAAATTAATATTGAATTAATTACAATGACTTAAATATATATAATAGTTATAAGTAATAAAATTGATTACATTCCAAGTTCTGCGATATGAATCACTTTCTTTATATTATATTGAATTTGAAAATAATTCATAGTAACATAAGTTTGACACATTATACTATCAATTGTGTTGTTTTCTATATATTCACATAAATCATTAGCTTCAATACTATATATATTACTATATATCTTATCTAAAAAATCTTCAATTGTAGAAAGATGATTAATATCTAAAATTGTTAGATGTATTTCATCACCACTTTCAAAATGAACTATTAATAAATGTCCATCATTTTTATTACTTATAACATCAGATATATTCTGATTTTTATTTTCTTGATGTTCATTGAATCTTTTTATGTGTTTATTTTCCATTTTAGTTATATTATTTTTTAGTATATATATGTATTTTTATGATCTTCAAATGTTTTAATTAATTTTGGTGGATTAATTTTTATTTGTTTATTAGAAAACACAATATAATCAGAATAATCTTCTTGTGGTAATATAATACCATCATATCCCATTTTTTTTATTTGATCCAAATAATATTTATCATATTCATCCCACCCAGCTGGATTATTGATTGTGATATATCTAGTTAAAATATATTTATTTCCAATTCCACCGTGTTTATTATTAATAATTGTATCAATATCATCAGTAAACCAAATTATTTTATCCGTTGATTTTTTAATATCAAATGTTTTAAATTCATTATTTGTACCATGATAAACTTTGTAAACATTATTTGATATTTTTTCTTCGAATGTTTTAATATAAATCATTTTTAAAAAATATTTTTTAATATATATATAAAATATGATAACAAAATTTATACATTATAATGAATCCTGGAAGAATGAGGGAATAAATGAGGGAATAAAATTTACAATACCTGAAAAACTTCAAAAATATCAAGATATTGATGGTGATATATCTAATGTAAAAGATTGGAGAACACAAATAATATTAAATAATTCTAATAGTGGATTAAAAAAAGGAGAATATGATAAAGTTGGATATATTATGATTAACACTAAAACTTCAGATATAATACCAATTGCTAGATCGGATGAACATCATAGGGGCGATGACTTATTATTCCATTTTTTTGAAAAAAAATTAATAGATAATGTCAATTATGTACCAATTTTTTCAATAGGCAATAATTATTTTTATAAAAATGATTATGATATTAAAAGAGAAGAAAAAGAATTAAAAGAATATTTAATAGTAGTTAAAAATTTTTTGAATTATGGGGGAAAAAATTTACCACTTACTATTAATGGTAGGAAAAATTATAAAATATATTTTGAATTATTTGTAAAATTGAATGGAAATTTTGAAAGTATTAAAGAATATATTGAAAATTTTGGTGAATTAACAGATGATGCTGAATATTTAATTTTTTTGTTAGAAAAATTAGCATTAATGATTAGGGAATATAAATTGGGTGAAGATGAAATAAAGCCAAATGATATTTTAAAAAAAGCTGATTATTATTTTAATGATAATATTTTAAATAAAATAGATTTTATGAATACGTATAATATTCAAAAAAATATTAATAAAGCAATAATTAATTTTGATTTAGATTTATTAGAACAAACATTATTTGCACATAATGGATTTAAAAATACTATACATACAATGTTAAAAGAAAAAAATGAAAAATTGAAATCATTTTTTGGAAATTTAGATATTGCTTTAGAAAAATTTAATCAATTAAGTGCTATATAAAATCCCATTGATTTGCCATAGCTTCAGCAATTCCGTTATATGTTTTACTTCTTAATTTAGCACGATCTTCACTTGGTGGCATTTTCCATATTTTTTGTTCTCGACCATCAACTATATCAGTTGGAACTAACAACGGGAGATTGTTCAACCACAAACAAGTAGATTTCGTTTCACCATGTCCAAATTGCCAAGGTTGTATAATTTGATCTGGTTTTCGATATATTGTTGACATAATACCAATTGGATTTTCAATAGCAACATATTTATTTTTTAAATATGTAAAAAATTCAAAAAACATTATACTTTTTTGTTGCCTACCATCTTTTCTTTTTTCTTCAAACCATCTAGCACCACTGACAGCTAAATCAGTACAGGGTGGAAATGCTATTACCATATCATATTCACACGAAGATGGTGAAACAATATCATGTCTTAATACATTCATAACATCATCTTGTATATGCCATTCAGGATGTGATCCAGATGTTGGTAATATATCACACGACCAAGCTTCATGTCCTTTTGCCCTAAAAGCATTACAAACAACTTGACTTTCTTCACAAGCTACTAATATTTTCAATATTTATTCCATTTATTTTCTATAGCATCTATTAATTTTGGCATATTTGCACAATAAAATCCTGCCGAATTAAGACAGCCAAGCTCAATAATCTTATATTCAGGTTTATCATCTATCAACACTTCACAAATATCCATAACAAATGCTTCAGCTAATTGATATATTTTAACCATTTGTTTACAAAATTCTAATGCACCATCATCAACAATTTCACTTCTTCTAATCCAACCACCCATTCTATAAAGACTTCCAGTAACCACTTCACCACCAACAATCCAAAATCTAAATTCTTTGGTGATATTTTTTGGTGTACTAACTTGAATTTCTGTATTATCAGTTAATGAAGTTTCAGCACCGATTTTATAAAAATTTTCTTTCCAAGAAATCCATTCATCTTTTGTATAAACTTTTCCTGTAAAAAATTTTGTATCTTCACATGGTCGAACAAAAAATATATCTTCGTTTATATCATCACCAAATCTTTGAATTTTTGAATCATAATTCAATAAATTTTCTTTATAATACTTACTATAAACACGATAATCGTGATTTTCATTCAATAAAGAACCTGGATGCCAACCATATTTTTTTGCTAATCTTGCCATTTTAACAGAACCAAAGCAAAAAACATCTTTTCGTTTTGCTTTAAATTTGAAATCTTCGATGAATGGTTTAACTTTAACTATTTCATATTTAATATTAAATCTATCTAAAGTGTCTATTAAAACATTATAGTTTTCTTCACTAAAGGTATTTTCTTGGACAACGTAGTACATATTTATATTTTATTTGAATATATCGTTAGAAAATAAAAAGTTTATAAAAATGTTAGTTGTTATTT